ATTCTTACAGGCGTAAGGTTGTATTAATAATATTTAAGGAGGCCACAATGTCTAAGAAGTTAGAATCAATATTAGAACTTCTCCTTGCTGAAGAAAACGAGAAAGCAGAAGAATTGTTACACGAGTATGTCGTAGACAAAGCCCGTGAGCAATACGAAAGCCTACTCGATGATGAGGTAGAGGAAGAAGAAGTGAGTGAAGTTATCGACCAAAGTAACGACTTTGTAGACGACATCACATCAGACGAAGACGAAATCAACGCTGATGAAATTGGCGAAGAGGACGACGACAGCGAAAATCCTTTTGCAGACGCAGAAGAAGAATCAGAAGACGAGTCAGAAGGTGAAGAAGACCTAGAAGACAAAGTTGACGATATCGCTGACGAATTAGAATCATTAAAAGCAGAATTTGATGCACTAATGGCAGATGGTGATGAACCAAAAGCTGAGTTAGGTGACGAAGAAGAAGCAGACCTTGAAATGGACGGTGAAGAACTTGATTTAGAAAGTGTTGAATACGATCTAGATGAAGCTACAGACGAAGACGAAGACGAAGTTGTTGAAGAAGCAACTAAGTTATCTGACAACGTTGCTGCACCTAAAGCAGGCGAAGCAGATTCAACAGAATCACCTTTAACTAAAGCACCAAAAGGTACTAAAGTAGCAGGCGCTGGAACTCCAGTTAAAGCTAAAGACGGTAGCGAAGGTGTCAAAGGCGAAAGTGCTAAAGACCATACACCTACAGACAACATTAAAGTTGAGCCTAAAAAGGCATAAGTAGGAGATTAGATTAAGATGCAATCCAGAAAGTTATACGAATATTTGAATCCTAGTACTGCTAATATGCAGATTATGGAATCAAAAGACGGTAAAGACCTTTTCATGCAAGGATTATTCATTCAAGGCGATGTAAAAAATCAAAATGGACGAGTATACCCAAAAGATGAAATAGCTAAAGCTGTTGAAAGTGTTCGTACACGTTTAGGCGAAGGCGAAACTGTAATGGGAGAGTTAGATCACCCAGAAGAGTTACAAATTAACTTAGATCGTGTAAGTCACATCATCACTGAGATGAATGTTGATGGCTCAGACGGACTTGGCAAATTAAAAATCATAGATACGCCCATGGGTAACATTGCGAAAGCATTGTTAAAAGCAGGGGCAAAGCTAGGCGTGAGCAGTAGAGGCAGTGGTAATGTAAATGAGTCAGGTAAAGTATCTGACTTTGATATTATAACAGTCGACATTGTGGCCCAGCCTAGTGCACCAGATGCGTATCCCAAGACTATCTATGAGAGTTTGTTTAATATGAAAGGCGGTGCAATGTTGCACGAATTAGCCGGACAAGTTACACACGACATAAGTGCAGAAAAACATCTGATAAATGAGATTCACAAACTTATCAGAGAATTAAAAATATAACAGAGAAGTAGGAGACTACTATGGCAGTGACATTTAAAGACCTAATTGAAGGAACAGACTTAACTTCTGAAGTTAAGGAATCCTTACAAGAAGCATGGGAAGCAAAAGTCTCTGAGGCAAAAGAAGCAATGACAGCTGAACTCCGTGAAGAGTTTGCACAGCGATACGAGCATGACAAGAGTCAAATCGTAGAAGCTGTTGACAACTTTATCACAGATAAAGTAACAGCAGAAGTTGCAGAAATTGCAGAAGAAAAAGGGGCTCTAGCTGAAGACAGAGTCAAATATCACAAAGCCATTAGTGAACACGCAAAACTATTGAATTCTTTCGTAACTGAAAGTTTAGCAAAAGAAGTTAAAGAACTCCGTGCAGACAAATCAAGAGTAGCAGAACACGTTACTAAACTTGATGAGTTTATCACAGAATCTTTAGCATCTGAAATTGCTGAATTCCACGAAGATAAGAAATCATTAGTAGAGCAAAAAGTTAAAATGGTAAGAGAAGGCAAAGCACAATTAGCGGAAGCTAAGAAGAGCTTTATTTCTAAGGCTGCTAACTTAATTGAGAATAAAATCAATACAGTTATCACCGAAGAAGTCAAATCTTTCCGAGATGACATCACTAAGAGCCGTGAGAATGACTTTGGACGTCGAATTTTTGAAAGTTTCGCTAACGAGTACAATACATCGTACTTAAACGAAAGCAAAGAAATTAAGACGCTACAGAGAACACTCGCTGAGATGGAAACTACAATTAACGAAGCAACAGCAACAGTGGAAGCATCGCAAGACGCATCTAAATTAGTTGAAAGCAAGTTAAGAATAGCAGAAGATCGTTACACTCGTAAAGAGACACTTAACGAACTGATGGCGCCACTTGGCAAAGAGAAGAAAGAAATCATGTCAGATTTACTTGAAAGTGTTACCACTGAAAAACTAGAAGGTGCTTTTAATAAGTACTTGCCTAGCGTTTTAGATGGCGAATCACCTAGAGTGAAGAAAACATTGTCTGAATCAGTAATCAAAGAACATACTGGTAATAAAGAAACTGTGCAAACAGCATCTGATGACGAAAAAGATAATGTAGTCGAACTCGATTACATTAAAAAACTAGCCGGACTTTCAAAATAACAGGAGTAATTAATAATGGCAAATTTATTTGAAAGCAACTGGTCCGCAACCAAAGAAGCATTGCTTGAAGGTGTTTCTGGAAACAGAAAATCTTCATTGGATGTGGTCCTCGAAAATACTAAACGCTATTTATCAGAGGCCGCAACCACAGGTGCAACGGGTGCAGGTTCAGTCGCAACATTAAACAAGGTAATGTTACCTTTAATCAGAAGGGTTATCCTTCAGTAATAGCTAATGAGCTAGTCGGCGTACAGCCTATGACTGGTCCAGTTGGCCAAATACATACACTAAGAGTCCGTTATGCGGAAACTGGTGGCGGTGCTACAGCAGG